GATGGGGTCCGCGTGGCTGACATCGGCGGTTGCCGCGGCTGACGCGGCCCTATCGGGGCTTGGACTCCAGGAGGACGTGACGCACGAGGCGTTCAATGGCCAGGACGCCTATGGCACACCTGCCGCCTATGACGCGCCCATCCTCCGCGCTGCCTTGGTGCAGCGCAAGCAAGGTCTGATAGCCACCGCGGGCGGGCAGGAGATCCAGTACAAAGCCGCTATCTGTTTCGTGGGCGAGGTGGCGGTAGACGCTCAGGATCGCATCACACTCTCCGATGGGATCACGGGCCCGCTGTTCGTGCCGCACGGCGGCATGGTCAACCCCGCGACAGGCGAGCTGTTCATGCGCACGGTGTACCTGCGATGAGCGTAGCAGTCAGAGTCTCGATGGCCGGCGACAAGGAAATGAAGGCGCGTCTTCGCGCCATGGCTCTCGAGTTCCCGAGTCTCACCAAGGACGCGTGCCGGGAGTGGGCAAATGCTGGTCCGCTCGCCGTGGCCAAGGCGGCGGCCCCGGTGAAGACGGGCAAGCTGCGCGACAGCGGGCGCGTCACCGTCTCGATCCGCAAGAAGGGCGCCGAGCCGAACATCGTCACCAGCATCCGCTTCGGCGGGCCGGACATCCCCTACGTCTGGCGCGTTCATGAGACGCACAAGACCAACGCCCGCTTCGCCGCCAACGCGATCAACGGAGCCGTGCCCACGGCCGGCAGCGAGATCGCGGCGAGAGTCGCGGTCAAGGTGCGTGCAGCGGGGCAGTGGTGAAAATCTCCGCTCGTTTCGACCGTGAGGAATGGTGGCCGGTGCTCATCCCATGTGATGACTGTCTGGAATGCTACGACGTCGAAGAACAGATCGTAGCGGACTATCGGCTGGCGATGGAGGGATTTGGGGCTGCCGAACGAGCGTTAAAGGATGCGGTGGGAGTCAAGTGACGCACTACCTGGCCTTGGAGCCGCAGCAGGAGCCGACAGACATGGGGCTCGATGATTCCGGGCGCGTCGAGATCGTCTTCAACGTCTTGGCGTGGAAGCGCCCATCGGCCACGTTCCTTGAGGAGCTGATCTGGATTCTCGTCTCTGCCGGGGTTGGGATCGAAGGAGTCAGCATCTTCGGCTCGACCCGCGCCATCCTGCCCGATGGGGCCGGACCGATCCTGCTGGTGAAGGCTACGGGCGGGACACCCCCGGTCGGGACGCACAACGCCGGCGCCGGGGCCTACCGTCGACCTGGGGCGCAGATCATCGCGCGGGCGAGTACCTGGCAAGCGGCTAACACCATGGTACAGGCGGCCTACTCCGCGTTGGTCTCAGTGCGGAACGAAGAGGTGAGCGCGTGACGCGTGAGCCCGATTACCTCTGGTCCGGCCAGCCGGTCTACCGCTGCTCGGTCTGCGGCGACCGCTACGAGCGCGTCGACGATCTGGAGTCGGTGCTCGAACACGAAGCCGAGGCGCATCCAACGTTTGTTAGGCCGTCGCCGATCCTGGGCACTGACGGGCGGGCCCTTCTGGTTGAGGAGACAAGGCAATGAGTGACGCAATCATAGGAACCGGGATCTTGCTCAAGGCTGGCGACGGCGGCACGCCCGAGGCGTTCACGTCCATTGCCGAACTCGTGAGCCTGACGCCAGGGTCGAAGACACGAAACGTCATCGACGTGAGCAACCACAACGAGGGCGTAAGCGCGAACATCCTCGGGATGCTCCGCAACGGGCCGGTCAAGGCTGTCATGAACTGGTTACCTACCGATGTCACGCACACGCTGCTGGAAACCGACATGGACGCCAACACGGAGCGCAACTACCGCATCACCTACCCTCCGAGCGGCTTGCCCTATGACACCTTCGCTGCCCGCATCTCCAGCATCGAGCCGCCGGAAGTGACGGTGGACGCCGCCATGCAGATCACCTGCACGTTCGAGCTGAGCGCCGCGCCGGTGCGGACCTACTCATAAACCGCCGGCTGAGCACAAAGGAGCAATTCAATGGCAACCCTCACCTCCCGCGTACAGGTGCTGATCCACGCTACCCAGGTGGTGCCGCTGGATCTGTCCGCCGCCGAGTCCGTTCTCAATCTCATGAACATCCTGGACCTGGCCAACGGCACTGGCGCGAATCAAGCGGACGTGCTCTGGTCGGACACGCGCACCCTGACGGCCTCGCAAAGCGAAGACCTGGACATCATCGGCGGCGGTCTGACTGATCCCTTTGGCGTGACGTTCGCGCCGGCTCGGATCAAGGCCATCATGATCAGCTCGGCGAAGTCCAACCTGAACGACATGACGCTGTTCGGTGATGCGCTCGGCCCGGCGTTCCTGAACACGGCGGCCACGACCATGACGCTGGCTCCCGGTGGCGTGTTCCTGCTGACCGATCCCTCCGCGACCGCCTACCCCGTAGGGGCTGGTGCCACCGACATCATCCAGATCGCCAATGCGGCCGGAGTCAATTCGATCAGCTACTCGATCGTCATCCTTGGTTGCAGCGCGTAGTAGGGGGGCAAGCATGAGCGACGTACTCGCATCCGCCGAGACGGCCGAGGACATTTTCGCAGCCGACGACATCGAGATCCTCGCCATCCCGGTGCCGAAGTGGAAGCGGACGGTACACATCCGCCAGCTCTCGGCGGCGGAGGGCATCGAGCTGTCGAAGAAGTTGACGGCGCTCCCCGAGGGCCAGAAGACCGAAGCTATGCGCCTGGTCCTCGGGGCCTGCCTCTGCACGACCGCTGGAGCTCCGCTACTCACGACCGACGAACAGCGCGCCAAGCTCTACGACCGCAGCGCTGCCGTGCTGGCGGATCTTCAGGACGCCGCCATGAAGCTCCAGGGGTGGCAGAATGAGAGCGCGGCAAAAAACGTCTCGGGCGGGACGGCGCCCGCCGTTTCGCCTACCGTCTAGCGGCCAAACTCGGACAGCCGAACGTAGACCGGATGCTGCGCTCTATGAGCATCCGGCAGTTCCAGGAGTGGCGGGCCTACTCCGACCTGGAGCCGTTCGACACAGAGCGTTCGGATTGGCAGTCCGCGCACGTCGTGCAGGCGATTACGAACCTCCGCCGGAAGCAACCCATCGGGCTCAAGGAGTGCGTGCTCCAGTACGGAGCGAAGGAGGCCCACAAGACGCAGACGGTCGAGCAGCAGCGTGCAGCCATCCGCGCGACGATGGACATGCTCGTCGGAGCGAACAAGCGGGAGCCGGAGAAGAAGCGATTGAGGCGTAAGTAGCCCATGGCAGTATCCATTGGCGAGTTGGTTGGATCGATCACGCTCAATGACCGCTTCTCTCCGGCCATCCAATCGGCTGCGAACAACATCGGCGGCATCACCACCACGCTCGGAGCGATAGGCGCGGTCGTCGGAGTAGCGGCCGGGGCTATCGGTGGCATCACCACCGGGATCGTGGCTCTCGGGATGCATGGTGCCGACGTTGCTGATGTGCAAGACGCTTTCGGCGCACTGTCCGAGCGGATGGGCTCAACAGCAGACGTCATGCTTGGCGCGTTGCAGCAGGGCACACTCGGCACGATCAGCAACTTTGACTTGATGGCCATGGCGAACAAGACCCTATCGGGCGGGATGGTCACCTCCGCCGCCGACATGGGCACGCTCACCGCCAGTGCCAAGATGATGGGGGATCGGATCGTCAGCCTCGGTGGCACATCTGGAGCGTTCGAGGCTTTGAGCAACGCACTGACGAAAGGAACGACGAAGGCATCAGAACTCAAGTTCATGTTTGAGGGCAGCGAATCGGCGATCCAGCAGTACGCGGATTCGGTGGGTAAGCCGGTCAGTGCTCTCAGCGATGCCGAGAAGGCATCGATCAAGACGCAGGTCGGGTTGGCGAACTTGAAGAAGGAGCTGGAAGCCAATGGCCCCGCTGCGGCGGACTTCGCCGACAACATCGCCCGGGGCAAGGTCGCGGTCCAGAACTTCACTGACAATCTGGGTGTGGCTATCGCGAGTTCTCCGGTCCTGGCCGCCGGGATGCGATCAGTGCAAGAGTCGCTCACACTGGCTTTCGGTGGGAATCAGACGACGCTGATTCAGACGCTTGCGCGGTGGGTGGGACAGTTCGCCATCGGCCTGACCTATGCCGGCCAGGTCGGAACGACAGCCGCGACGGTCCTTGTGACTGTCTGGTATGCGGTGAAGACCGCGCTCCTCGGAGTCATCACCGTCGTCGTTGGCGTAGGAACCGCTCTTGTCGCCCTGGTGGAAGGGCTGGCCAAGCTCGCAACCCATATCCCTGGAGTTGGGTCGCAGGTGCAAGGTTTCGCGGCCGGTGCCGAGGCGCTGCGCAAGAACTTGGTAGACGTGACCAAGAGCATGGCCGAGCAGACCGCCGAGGCCGCTCGCGGAGTCGTCGGAAACTCCGATGCTCAACGGGCCATCGATCAGGTGAGTGGAGCGCTGGTGCTGGCCCGCGACGCGATGGAAGCCGCCAGCACTGCGCAGCTCAGCCTGGCCGCGACGACTCCGGCCCCAGCACTCAGGGCGGCAGGAGAGGCGGCGACTCGCACGGCTCAGGAAATCGAGCAACTGGAGAAGGCGGCCGACAAATCCGCCGAAGCCGCGCAGCGCTCGGCTCAAGCCATAGGCGACGCCTACGGAGTGGCGCAGGACCGGCTCACCACGCAAAACCTCACCGGGACAGATCTCCGCATCGCGCAGAACAACATAGCGATGGAGGCGGAGATCCTCGGCTACCAGAACATCGTGGGGATCAAGCAAGAGCAGGTCGATGCGCTGACCGAGATGGCCACAACGTATTGGGACGGCGAGAACGAGCGGGCGCAGGGGCACTTCAGCAACGTGGGTTTGGCCGCGGAGGCGGCTGGCTTTGCGACG